TATATACGATCAGATAGAAACAAGTGTAGATGATGATGACGATTGGAATGGTCCACTACCTATAGGAGTTTTATAATCGTTATTTTAGATAAATACTAATATGAAAAACAGCGAAGACTTAGGTAATGAAGTATTTGAATTCTTAAAAGGTTTAGGAATTAGTATCGCTCTATCTGACAAACTAGGCGAAGAAACATTAGATGCCCAAGAGGCACACCGTTTTTACAGCCAAGACCCAAACATAATGATTACTATTGACACGGATAATAAAGAATTAAAGTTAAGTAAATCAAAACATGTCGAAGATGACAAAATGGATAGGGTACACGAAGGCATTAAAAATCTTGCTCACAAATACGCATTTGATTTTGATTATAAAATTTATGGAAAAACGATTCAACCTAAGCACTCTGAATATAAATCGAAGATAAACAAAATGAAAGAACTAGAAGCAAAATTAGACGAAGCAAGTTTAGGTAAAATGTACGGTAGCATGAAAACTAGTTACCAACCTTTGGACTCAGTAAAAATTATTGTTAGACACGGTAAAGCAGTCAATGAGGAAGTAAGAGGCTCAAGAAGTAGACAAATATCAAAACTGTTTATTCAAAGAGCAGACGAAAGATTTGCGTTACCACATAAAAGTTTAGCAGGTGCTAGAGCAATGGCACGCCACGTATATAACGGCGGCGAAGTACACGACTCAGTTGGAACTGCTATCAACGAAATGGTGAACAGCATAGACTCACTATCAAAATTTGCTAGATATGTTACAAACAAAAATTTAGTAAATGAACAAAATGATACACTTGTAATACTAGCACAAGAGTCTGTACAGAACTTAAGACAGTCACTTAAAAAACTAAGTGGTGCTAAAAGTTATGCTAGAGCAGTTGAAACAATAGATTTTACAAACTCATTAGAAATTACAGAAGATGCGAATAATTTAGAAGACTTATTTGTTGAAAAACACATAGACGATAGTGTACTAAACGCATTTCCATCAATTAATAAATTGCTGTCAGTCCAGCAAAAAATGGACGAGTATATAGCAAACAGTATAGATAACCTAACTATACAAGTTCCTATTTCAGAAGAAGGGATAGTGTATCCTAACAAACATTCAGAAGTAGCACACAAATTATCAGTAATTGCTGAGTTTGTTGAAGATAAAATTTTAAGAAACTTTATCGAGAACTGTAGTACAAAAATACTTAAAGGTAGTAAGTTAGACGAAAACTCAATGGCTAACATTAAGAATCTAATCGCTAAATCCAATACTGAAATTGTTACAAAAGAAACAGCAGAAATACTAGAATTTATTGATTTTACCAGAAAACTAGACAATATAGTACAAAACTAATAAATAATATTTGTAAAGTTAATATAAAAGCAATTTTAAATTAAATTACATAACATGGCAAAAAGAGGTTGACTTTAACCTCAAAAGGCATTATAATAGGCACATGAGTAGAAATTAATTTTACTCAGAACATGGCAAACATAGGAGAAACACATGGCAACATTGGCTGAAATACGAGCAAAACTAGCCGCAATGGACACTAAGTCCGGCGGATCAAAAACAGGTGGCGATAATGCTATCTACCCATTTTGGAATATATCAGAAGGATCTAGTGCAACACTAAGATTTTTACCTGACGGAGATTCCAGTAACACATTCTTTTGGACAGAACGACAAATGATACGTTTGCAGTTCCCAGGCATAAAGGGTGGCGACATGAAACCTACAACTGTACAAGTACCTTGTATGGAAATGTGGGGAGAACAATGTCCGGTACATAATGAAATTAGACCTTGGTTCAAGGATCCTTCATTAGAGGACATGGGTCGTAAATATTGGAAGAAAAGAAGTTATATCTTCCAGGGGTATGTAGTTGATAGTCCACTACAAGAGGATACAACTCCAGAAAATCCAATTCGAAGATTTATCATCGGACCACAAATTTTTAATATTATTAAAGGTGCGTTGATGGACCCGGATATGGAAAACATTCCAACAGATTATGTAAACGGCACAGACTTTAGGTTATCAAAAACCATGAAAGGTCAGTATGCTGATTACTCCACAAGTAAATGGGCAAGAAAAGAAAGATCTCTAGATGAGACAGAACTTGCCTCAGTAGACACTAACGGTCTATATAACTTAAAAGATTACTTACCTAAGAAACCAACTGAAGCAGAAGTTGATATAATTTATCAAATGTTCCAAGATTCAGTTAACGGTGAGTTGTTTGACAATGACAAGTACGGTGAGCACTTTAGACCAAATGGTCAATCCGCTCCTGTGAAGTTACAAGCAACTACTCCACCGGCACAGAGCACAACTTCAGAAGCACCAGCAACAGCACCAGCAGTGGAAACACCTGCTCCGGTAGTTGAAACTCCTGCTCCTGTAGTAGCACCAGTTGTAGAGACGGCTTCTGCCAATACTCCTACTACTGATTCTAAAGCATCCGCTGAAGACATTTTAGCGATGATTAGGAACCGTCAGCAGTAGTTGACGGGTTGTAGCCTTACTTAGGAATTTGAATACTTGGTCCTGTTTATTTCAAACAACTAGTAAGGCTACCTTTTTTTAAGGGTAATTATGAGTACATTATTAGCACTAGGCGATAGCCACACGTTCGGAGCAGAAATATTAGGTGAAGACAATCACTATGATCCTGCTAACACTGAATTGGCCTATCCGCAAAAGTTAGGTAACGAACTTGGTTTTGACAAGGTCGTAAACTTAGCAGTATCAGGTGGTAGTAATATGCGAATAGAAAGATCATTACTAGAATACTTAACAACAAGCGGCGACACGCCGGATCTAGTTGTTATTGGCTGGACAGTAATTGGTAGATTTGAATACTGTATTGGATTAGACGAAGATGGCGATTACGAATACGCAAACGTTAATTCTTGGCTTAATCCTGTGTGGAAAGACATTCCAGAACAATACAACAGATGGAAATCTTTTTTACCTATTACTACAGCAGACGATATACTAGCACAGAAATATCGTTCAGTACTATACACAATGACTCTTCTAGAAAATAAAAATATTCCATACATAATGTTTGATGTAATGAATGACCATATTAACGAGGCCGAAACAGAGAAAGGCGAAGTTTTACAATGGAATGGTGAGCATAAAACAGATAAAGCATTATACACAGCAACGGAATGCAACAATTACTTAAGAGGAGAAAACTTAGACTATTGGTCTTATGTTTTCAACACAGGATTTGATGATGTTCAAATGAATGGAGGGCATGCCAATGAGGCCGCTCACAAGCATTGGGCATTGAAATTAAAGCAGGAATTAAAACACAGAAATATATACGGAGAAAAAAATGCAGAAACCATTTGATTTAAGCAAATTTAGAACCGGCATCACTAAAAGCATTAGTGGTATTAGTGCCGGTTTTCACGATCCAGTTGATTGGATCAGCACAGGCAACCACACACTCAATTATTTGATCAGTGGTGACTTTAACAGAGGCGTTCCACTAGGTAAGGTTAGTGTGTTCGCTGGCGAGTCAGGCTCAGGTAAAAGTTTTATCTGTTCCGGCAACTTAGTAAGAAACGCACAGGAACAAGGATGTCAGGTAGTATTATTTGACTCAGAAAATGCGTTAGACGAAGATTGGCTTAAAGCACTAAACGTTGACACAGACCCGTCTAAACTATTAAAAATTAGTGTATCGATGATAGATGACGTAGCAAAGGCTATATCAGAGTTTATGAAAGACTATAAAAGTAACTACGGTGATTTAGAGTATGAAGAAATGCCTAAGTTGTTATTTGTTGTTGATAGTTTAGGTATGCTACTTACACCAACCGATGTTGCCCAATTTGAAAAAGGTGACATGAAGGGTGATATGGGTAGAAAGCCAAAGGCACTAACAGCCTTGGTTAGAAACACAGTTAACCAACTAGCACCTTATCCAATTGGTCTAGTTTGTACTAACCACACATACGCATCGCAGGATATGTTTGATCCAGATGATAAAATAAGTGGCGGACAAGGCTTTGTGTACGCAAGTAGCATAGTAGTTGCTATCAAGAAACTAAAACTTAAAGAAGATTTAGATGGTAACAAAGTATCAACAGTACAAGGTATTAGAGCGGCATGTAAAGTAATGAAGTCAAGATACAGCAAACCTTTTGAAGGTGTACAAATTAAGATTCCTTATGAAACAGGAATGGACCCATATAGTGGTATGTTAGAAATGCTAGAAGCAAAAGGCATAGTTGACAAAGTTGGAAACAAACTATCTTATGTATCGCCTGTAACTGGTGAAGAAATTAAAGAGTTCAGAAAAGCATGGAGCGGAGAAAAACTTCAGATAATTATAGACGAATGGGGTCAAAATCCTAAAGCAGTTCCAGAAGATATCGATGACGACTTTGATGAAACTGAATTAGATGATCCTTCAGTATATGAGGAGAATGTTGAATGAGCGATATGAGTCTTATAATTGAAACGTGGGAATCAGTAAAACCATGTGTCAATTCTAAAGAAAGAGACGGAGCATGTGCTTCACTTGTAAGAGTATTTGATGAAAACGGTTTATTGGATTATGACAAAGTTGGTATTAACGACTGCGACAGCCATCTAAAGCAAGCCATAGAAGAATACTATGAAGTCGAAGATGACGAAGAAGAAGATGAGGACTGGGGATAATAATGGCAGGCTGGTATAACAAAGTTTCGGATAATTTAAGCAATATAATTGATTGTATAGATTACTACGAGGTAGAGTTAGCAGACGCCAAAAAGGAATGCTACATAAAAGGCAATGTGGAACGTAATAGTGCCGCATTGCCTGGTGTAACAGAACACCGCTTTAATCAACTACAAGAGATTGAAGCGATTTTAGAGCATATTAATATTCAACTTAGAAAAACTCGTAGCAAGGTATTTAGAAACTTTTTAGAAAGTTACAACAGAACATTAACAAGCAGAGATGCTGACAAGTATGTAGATGGCGACGATGATGTTGTTAACTTAACATCACTGGCAAATCAATTTAGTTTGTTAAGAAATCAATATCTTGGTATCATGAAGGGATTAGACACAAAACAATGGCAGATAGGTCACATAGTCAAACTGAGAACAGCAGGAATGGAAGACATCTCTCTATAGAGACTATTTACTCTTTAATTGGCTCATTCAAAGAAACAATCTCAGATAACCTAACAGACGAAGATATTGTTAAGGTTACTATAGACAACACCTCATATAAAATTTTTAGTACATTTTTCAAATGGTTTCCGTATACCATTACAGATAATCAGAAAGTAAAAACACCTACAACAGTAACACAAGATTCGGATAACATTATTATATCATACAAAGGTAAGGAAACCTTAATACCTTTAGATTATAGTTGGAATAGAAATGTAGAGTATAGTAGTAGTGTAACAAAATTCCTTGATTGGTCTCATTATAAAAATATTAACTGCCAGTCATACGATAGTTTTACAGATAAACTTAATGGTATACTTGTAATGAGAGAATCGCATTTACATCAAATGCAATATTTTAAAGATTGTATAATTACTGCTAATAATTGCGATATTGATACTATAAAAGCATTAGAGCAATCAAAAACAGTTTCGTTAGCAGTAAACTTAAAAGACAATAAATTA